ACCAGTGAATCCAAATCTATACTTAGCATGGTGTAACTTGGTCATAATCTGTATGAGAGACTTAGACTTGAATAAATGTGCTTCATCACCTATAATGACACCATAGTCTTCAAAAAAAGTTCTATCAAGTTTATAGACAGATTGCCAGGTCGTGATTGTTACTGGTGCCTCATTACTTTTTTCCCTACCAGAATATATACGGTGACAATATGACTCAGCATCCCAACCATAATCAACAAAATCCTTGTACATCTGCTCTACAAGAGATGTCGTTGGAACAACTAAAAGGATTTTTTCTCCTCGGTCTGCGTAGTATCTTACGAGAGAATAGATCATCAATGATTTGCCAGAAGCAGTGGGGCTTATCAGTAACTTTCTGTTATGCTTTAGAGCACCGTATACTCCCTCAACTTGGTATTTGCGAGGAGTATGAGAACAAATAGAATTCATATAGTCCTTAACACCTTCTAAGGAAATATTATCATTTTCTTCAAATGGTGTGCCATAAAATTTATTATCTTCAAACTTATAACTGTATCCATAGTTTTCGCAGAAAGATACAATCTTATCTAACAGACCAACATAAATCTGCTTGGACCGCATATCGTAAAGGTGAATCTCTCCGTTCCAATTTCTTCCACGATACTGTGGCATAAATTTTGCATTCGGAACCTCAAACTTAAAGTGGTCTCTAAGTTCGTATTCTATATGAGGTTCTGTATTAATCTTTAAAAATACTTCGTTTGATTTAGATATAACAAGATTGGCAGTCGTATCAATCACGTAGACCCATTCATCTAATAATATTTATTACATATTTTCAAACTTATATTCTAATACCATTCTATACAACGAATCTCTTAAGTACCAAAGATGTTGCTGTTCCATTGGATGTCTAGCAGGAGATCCTTCCCAATTTTCAATCCTTTTCAAAACACAGTGATGTAAGAGGTGAATATCCTCTATAGTCAAATTGACTGAGTAATCAAATTCTTGACTTGGTTCAAATTCTTCATCCATTTTATTATTTAGTATTCTCTAACCAATTCTTGATACTGGATAAATCCCACTGACCATAATGATCTGGTACAGACTGATCATCTATAAGAGACCATATTGATTCCATTGATCTATTTTTACACAAACTTGAAAGACCATCAAATAAATTATCTTCAAATTTTAAAGAACTTGCATATTCCCAAAATGGAGTTTCATATTTAGAACCAGATTGATATAACCATAATAGGTAATTTTGGATTTTTAAGATATATTCTGTTATTTCGCAATGCATTTGTTTCTTAGTCATTCTTCCTAAGATATAACTCAAATACCTATTAGTTGCTTGAACATAAGCAGGATTTGAGTTTGCTTCTAATGGTTCTAAAAACATTAGTTTATTGCCATTCAAAAATACTCTATCATTAATCATGAATTGATTTGATATGTAGTTTGAAAAATTTAAATTATCTGTAGAATCAATATTAAAAATATCTTTGAAATTATTTTTTGCTTGGTCAACTGTTGTTATTTCTTTATTAAAAAGATATCCATAAGAAACAGAATCTATATTTGGAATTCTAAAACACCATCCATCAGGTGTAGCTATACAATCAGTCCAATGAAAATCTTCTTTACCTTCAGACCTACCTAAAAGAACTGAATTAACCGGATTTATAAGAGTTGTGTAATTATCAAAAGATGTTGGTTTTCCTGAACAATCAATAATATAATCAGAATCTATATCAGAGTAATCTTTTATATTTTTTTCTAATACATTAAATTTTTTTGATGACAGAATAAATTCTCTCAGTTTATTAACATCATAGTGTGCAGCAGAATATCCCATTCCAAAAGGATGAAAAAACTTATCCTTCTTCTTACCCCAGTTCTTATACATGATTCCATGTTTTTGAGTAGCTTCAATTGGATTATCTACCCAATCGATATCAAAGACAATGGATAATAAATTCATTATTCCTGGAACTGTTCCTTGTCCCACTTTTTCTGGTGGTATATTTGGATCATGTATTAACTCAACTTCCCAATCTGGAGTATTTACAAGAGAATAATAACTCTGAATAGCAGATAATAAACCCGCAGATCCTGCACCAATCACTGTTATTTTTTTCATCCTAATCCTGCGTTAAACCTCATAAACTCAATTGCGTTCTTGATTTGATAAGTTCTATTAGTTATCTGTTTTAATATACTCTCAATATATACTAATATTGTATCGTAGTAATCAATTTTTAAACATACTGTAGAAAGTTTTTCATCAGCATCAAGATACTTTTGCATTGTATCTTTATCCCGAATTTTTTTGGGGAAAGGATTATCTACGTATACTTCAGGGTCAGATTTGCCACTGAAATATTCATATCGTTCGTGTCTTATATTTTTTCTTTGTTGCTCTGCTTTTTTTCTTAGAAGAAAAGTAGTATTATAAAGTTCAAAGTATTTTGCATGTAGAGAGGGGATACCTAGAGATTCTTCGTGTAAATTATCTCTATCAATTTTTGAATCATTTTCCCACATCTCTTGAAGTTTATCAAGATCGATCATAAAGTATTGCCGTTCATATCCGATAGTGTGTATATAGTATACTTGAAACTCACCTCTGCTGTAAAGTAGTCGATGTCAGTATCAGTTGCATCAAAAGTGATTGTTGATAATGAATATGGAAATACATCCTTAAACATCACTTGAAATTTAGGAATAAGACTATTGCTTAATATTTGTAGTGTAGCATCAGAATAGATATTTTCTCCACGTCTCTTAAAATTTCCAGTTATTTTTCCTGCAGCATCTAATTCACTTAATTGACTTAACTTCTCTGTATATCCAAGTCCCCTAATCCAGTTTTGGATTTCCATATAATTAAAAAGATCCTCATCAACTAGAAATCTTAAATTTAAATCACCAAAAACAATCTTATCTCCAGGAATATCAATATCCTTAAGATAGCTTGTTTGTTGAGCAATTCCAAGATCCAATGATGGAATATTTGCTTGATTACAGAAAAATGCCGCAGCAGGACTTCTTTTAAGTGCAAACTTAAAACCAGTTGGTGATAGAAAATTTCTATTTTGAATCGGAGTCCCTGGTCTCTCTGCAGGATCTTTTCTCTTGGGCATGATTATTCAGAAACTACAGTTGCATTAGCAAAATGCTTAGGTGCATATGTTACTCCATTAGTAGTAACTGTGGTTGCTTTTACAGCATCTGCATCTGACTCATTTGTATAGACTTTTCTATCATCATAAGTCTCAGTCCATCTGCTGTTACCTGTGTAATATACATCCCCGATGGTTGGGTTTATAACACTTGGTGTTTTAATGTGAAAAGGCATGTTACTTAGTTCTCTACATCATTATTTAGAGACAAAAAAAAACCTCCCGAAGGAGGTTTTGAAAAATGTGTATCCAATGGATCACATGAGGTTCTTAACAGTAACTCTTCTGTAGTAGCGGTTGCTGTTAACACGGAGACGACCTGCTCCAGCAGTGGTTCCTTCTGCGAATGGGTTTGCGACCATGCCGTAGCGGGTCTTAAAGCCAATCTTGGGCTGGAAGGTGTTCTCTCCAACTGCACGAACCATCTGAAGGGGAACGTATGGGCAGTAGAATAGACCTGCGTCATAAGGTGAAGAACCCTTATAACCAACAACGTAGTACTGACTAGGAGCAACGTTTGCCGAATATGGGTCGATGTAGACTCTGTACTTACCTTGCAAGATACCTGCAAAGGTGTTACCAGTGTCATCTACGTTGAGGTTTGCATTGAGTGCAGGGGTGTAATCAAGTACACCAGCCATGGTCAGTGCGGAGGCAACGTCTGCCGAGCACATGATCATGTTGCCCTTTCCTCTACGAGTTCTTTGTGCGATTGCGTTCGCATCTCTCTCGATTTGGAAAAGAAGACCCTTGAACTTCTCAACACTCCAACGTCCGTTTGAGTCGATGTCAAGATCGAACTCACCAGCAGTTGCGGTGTTAGCAGCAGCACCTGGTTCAGCAATCTTGTAGATGGTTCTGATGACTTCACGGTTGATCTCAGCAAGAATCTCTGTAGAGAGAATGTTTGCGAGTTCCGCTTCAGCATTCAGACCGTGGATTGCCTTAAGGTCCTGTGCCAGTTCCAAGGAGTACTCTGCTTTGAGTGCTCTGGACTTTGCAGTCACAGTAACTTTCTCAATGCTGAATGCCATCTGGTTGAAGGCAGCATCACCAGCACCACTGAGTGCTTCTGCATCAGAGGTAACCATACCCTGACCGACATCATATGCGGTCGAAGATGCAGAACCAACAGGGTTCAATGCTCCGGGGTTGGTTCCTACTTGTGCCTGGGTAGTACCCAAACCAGCATTAGGATCAGACTGACCAGATGTGAGGCTTCTGCCTGCGTTCTGACCAGAGAATGAGGTATCTGCTTCGTCGAAGAATGCTTCCGAACCACCTTGAGTGGAATACTTCGAACGCATTGCGAAGATAAGTCCAGTAGGACCGGACATTGGTTGCACACCTGCGAGGTCATATGCGACCAGGTTAGGCATTGAACGTCTGATCAATGAGATCAGAACGGGGTCGAAACCTGCAACAGGTGATGCACCTGAACCCGAGAAACCAGCATTGCCAGTTGAGGAGGGATCAGTATTTACATTTGGTTGCTCAGACAGGAATGAACCTGAAGAAGCAAAAGCTTGTTGTTCTCTAAGGAACTTTTCTTGGTTTTCTAACAGGACTGCGGTCACTGCTCTCTTGTGATTGTCATCGATTTTATCGAGACCCTCATGATTGAGGAGAGGTGCCCACTTTTCCTGCAGATGTTCTGATTGGAACATTTGCTGTTACCTAATAAGTTTACGGTTTGATTTTAATGTTAAATTCAGTTGTTTTTGCTAAAAGAACCCAGGGTTCTCATGTATGCAGCCATTGAATCTGATACTGCATTAGAACCAGAGTTGTCTACACCTTCAGAGAGGGTTTCAGTTTTAGCAGTGGAAGACTCTTTCTTGGAGTTGAAATACGACTCCTTGAGTGTTTCCATTTTGCCACGATATTGTGCTTCACTCTCAAACTCTACACTTTCGGCAAGTGAAGCGAGCTTCTCTTTCTGAGTGGACGCAAGTCCTTCAGAAACTTCATCAAGAATACCATCAGCAACCGATTCAGCCAGACGGCCATTCAGTGTAATGTTCTTCTCAATTTGCTCGTTGAGTTTTGTCTCCATATCATCAAGTTTTTCTACCATGCTTTCCAGCACATCATATTTGTCTTCAGGGATAGTTACATAATGTTCTTCAAAAAGACCCTTCATTCCAGCAAGGAATGATTCGGTCATTTCGGTCTTAAGACCAGATTCAACTGATAGTGCATTCTCTTCGAACCACTCATCAGAAACATACTCAAGATAAGAATCAACTCTTTCTGCAAGTGATTCTTTAGCAGCAGCAACTTCTTCTGCAAATTTCTCTGCATTCTGTGCTTCTAGTTCCTCTTTAATTTGAGCAACTTTAGCTTTGATTGCTGCTTCAAAGATTGTACGTGCTTTTTCTTGGAATTCTTCGGAAAGTTCTTCACCAGCGATCAAAGCATTGATGTCTTCTTGAACATCATACTCAGCAACAACCTCATCAGTAGTTACTTCTTCTTCAGAAACAACTTCATCTTCGGTAGTTTCTGCTTCGGCAACAACTTCATCAGTAGTTGCTTCTCCTTCTTCGATGGTTTCTTCAGAGGAAACTTCTTCCTCTTCCTTCATGCCCTTCATGGCATCAGCAGATTTTGCACCTTTGGTTACAACATCCTTAACTTGCTTAAGGCTGCCACCTGGAGTTTTCAACTTTGCTGAATCGTCATCCACCTTATAATTTTCTGGTGTAGGACCACCCAAATCTTCATAGGAGGCAGGTGTGCCACCAGTAGTAAGTTTGGGCATAGGATCAGCAGATGATGCTCCAGCATTAACAGCGGTGCGGGATTGCTGTGTCTTTACTTCCATTTCTTGTAAATTCTTGCCACTAGACATTAGAACTCTCCGTGTTTTTCCGTATTAAAACTATATTTATTTATAAAACTAAAGATTAGATAAGAAGTTATTCCATAACTCTATCTTATGTTCTTCTAATTTTTTCTGATATACTAAATTGTTAATAGTATTTTTAGTCTGTTCTGCATACTTCTCACGGAGAAGTCCACCGTCCCAAACCCACTCTTTTCCTTCCATAATCCCTTCAACAAAAGCATCTGGGGCAGATGGATCAGCAACAATGTCAGCAGCAGTTGCCAACATAAAATCGTCACCGACAATGTTAACACCCTCACGGGTCTGCTTTAATGAACCAATACCTCTGGAGGAAACACCAAGTTTTACTCCATCTTCTACTAAAGCAGAAGCAATCTTACCCATTGGGGTATTCAAAATCTTTGCTTTACCAATGAAATTTGAACCACTTTCTCTAAGTGATACAATTTTATGAGAAACTCTGTCGAGGTTAACAGTAGGACCATCTGGGTGTCCAAGTTCTCCTAATGCTCTACCAGAATTAACATTTGACACGTTATAACGAGAAACTTCCTTACGAAGAGTCTCCATAGGATACATACGACCATTACGGTTCTTGATGTTACCTTGAAGAAAAACTCCCTCAATATACAGTGATTTTTTGCCAGACTTAGTGGTCTCTACAAGAAATTTTACTGATTCAATTTCCTCTCTAATCAGTTTCATTAGGATGCTCCTCCGCTTGATTGTACTTGTTGATAATGAAGTGTTCCAGTTCCATCACCAAATGCAGCAACCATAAAAGATCCTCTCAATGTTGCTTGTGAAGTTGCCAATAATGCTGCTGGATTTCCTGCAGAAGAATCATGATCAACAATTATTCTTGTGCTGAAGAAACCAGAAGAACCGCCAGAAGTGTTTATAGAGGAAACAATTTTATGAGTGAAATCATAATCAGATTGTCCAGTTACTGTTAATGAAACTGCATCTCCTACTTCAAAAGGAGATCCTGTTCCTTCAGCAAAATCAATAGTTGTTGTGGCTCCCGTAGTTATACCAGTAACCCTATTAGATTTAACTGATCCCAAAGAAATAACTTCTGATTCTCCGGAATGAACATAATAATTTGTTGCTGCTGCAGTTGGAAGAGTTCCAATGGCAACGTGACAACCTGCACCTTTTGCTACAACTCTTAAAGAGTCTGATTGTTGAAGTGTTTTATTAACACCTCTTCTGTTAGCTGCATTAGCAATAGCAAAAGAGGAATTTACCCCTACTGGTTTATGTCCCATTATTCTTTAGAGTTCATTTATAGTAGTTATTTATAAATTAGACACCATCTGTGGATTCTGGTGCTTCATCATCAACTTCAATTTGATCCTCTCCAGTAAGAAGAGAATTTGCTACTAAAGGTCGAAATGCATCTACTCTTTCTGCAGATTTTGCATAAAGAACATCTTTAATAGCATCACTAATTTGAGATGGTGACTCATCCGCAATAATCATATCTAAAAGGTCATCCATTTTTAATTGTATATTAAACGACTAGGTATATTTATATCTCACCACCTTTAGGCATTTCTATAGGTTCTGCAGCAGACGCATCAATCTCAGGTTCCATTTGAGGTTTTCCTAAATCCATACTTGCTGCATCTAAAGGTTGTCCCGTTTGTGGATCAACTGGAATGCTAGGATCTAGAATTACACCATCTTTGATTTCTTTTTCAATTAGTTTGTCTTGCTCAAGAATTTCCATATCAGTTTGACGCAGAATATGACGACGAACATAATCTTGCGAATAATATTTGCCAACATATGGTTCTGCAGTTGCAACAAGAGCAAGTCTCTCGTTCATTAATTCTGCTTCTTTCAGTTCAGAGAAGTGGTTATCATAGAGGAAGTCATACTGAATATGCTCACTCATTGAC